CTCGCGTGGCGAAGTCCTTGTTGACTTGGGCAACGTGATTGTGGTGAAGCTCTTGCAGGTGTTCGGCTTTTTTATGCACGACGGAAAGCTCCCGTTGCAGATAGGCACCGTAAGCCAGCAAGAGCGACCACAGGAAGGTCGAGACGAAATCGAAGAGAAGCTTGACGTCCATGTGAGGGTCCTTAAGCTGGACTGCTCATTGAAGGATTCCAGACCACCGGAGTGACTAGGATGTTCGAGCCGTCTTCGGTAAGCAGGTACTCGTTGTTTTCGAGCGCGAGATAGTTGTCGAGGTTTTGCAGGGCGCGCCCGTCGGGGACCTTGCGAGACTCGTAGCGGGGGCGGGGCGGCCTGTTCTGCGGATGCTTCTTGAGGTCGTAGGCCCCATCGTAGCAGGCAGAGCAGACAACGAGGTTAGTGGATTCCTTGCGTAGCTGGCGGCGGTAATACTTCTGGCCGCACCTATCGCAGAGGGACCAAACATTGAGCGCCATGACTAGGAACCATAGTTGGTCTGGTCGGGCCGCGCGTCAGGAACTTGCTTGAGTTCGCGGCGGGGCTTGGCCGACTTGTTTTGGGGATGGCTCTTCTTGTCGTATAAGCCGTCGTAGCAGGAGTAGCAGACGACGAAGTTGGTAGTTTCCTTGCGGAGATCGCGGCGCTTGTAGTCGAAACCACAGCGGTCGCAGACCGACCACATGTCGAGGACGGACATTACGGCGTCCCCGCGATGGTATTCTCAGGAGAGCCGTTATAACGGTTGACGGTGTCGGAGCGGCGCGCCCGGTTGGACTCGTTGTTGAGGACTGCCAGTTCTTCGTCGAGGATGGTCTTCCAGACGGTGACGGCGCCCGCGTTCTTGGTCCAAGCATTCGAGTACAGCATGGCGGCGGCGAAGAAGGCCGTGTCCGTATAGGTCGCGAAATAGTTGGTGGGGTGCGCGGAACTCAGGGCAGTGACGCGCGGAATGTACTCGATGAGGGCCGTGGTGTTGGAGTGAGGCGTCGGCGCCAAGAAGATGGTGGCGTTGTCCTTGGGCGCATAGTATTTGGTGGGCGCACAAGAGGTGTAGTCGGGCCAGTAGGCCGTGAGGTATTCGTTGTTCTGTTCGAGGAGGTTGTTCCAGCCGCCCGTCGCGCACACTTGAATGGACTTGAGGACAAGCAGGTTGTCGGGCAGGGTCAGGGTCCGGGTGGATGCGCTGACCGAGACCTCTGTGAAGGTGATGATGTTGACAGGGTCGAGGCGCCGTTGCAAGTGGGACTGGGCGCGCTCGATGATGGAGGGCAGCGCGGAGACGAACTCCTCGGAGTCCTCCTCCATGTTGGCAATGATGTCATTGGTGAGGGTCGTGTAGGTATATGGCATTAGCGGCCAATCCTAATGAGGACCTTGCCCCGTTCGCGGTCTTCGCGCATGGCGTCCTTGACGGCCCGTTCGTATTCGGCGCGCAGCAGAGTGAGGCGGTTGGTGTCCACGCGGTTGCCACGGCGCATGCCGATCCAGTAGGCGAGGCCATAGACGAGGGCGGGCATGAAGCGGCGTGGGACATCCACGTTGTCGAAGGCGCGCAGTGTGTTTTCGGCGTTCTTCTGGATGGTGAGGACAACGGTGTAAGTCTGGTCGGGGACCGGCCAGAAGTTCATCACGTTGGAGTCGCGGCGGCGATCCCACCAGTAGCGGGTCGGGCGGCCTGACTGGGACTTGGTAGGAATTTCTGCCCAACGCTCGAAGCCATCCCGCTCGATAATGATGTCAGTGCTGGAGGTGCGGATGCTGGCGACAAGAACGTCGGAGATGGTCTGATCGAACGTCAGAGAGGAGACGGAAACGGAGACGGGGACTGCCGTGGTTTCGATCTTGTGCAGGAGGACGTTCTTGTTCTGGAGGTCCGTCAGCAGGTAGTCGAGGCCGCGCCTCGCGCTGATAAGTTCGTCAGCGAGGACGGGACCGCCCCCAACCATCGCGGCAGCATCCTGCAAAAGATCATCGAACGTAGGGTCGAAGTTGGATATGCCGCTGGTTGCCACGGGCGTTACTCTCCGTTACACGACCCCGTAGATGGTGACGAGCGGGCCGCCCCCGGCGTAGGAGGTGCGGACAAACGGAACGTCGAGTTCGAAGGGCACGACAGCCTGGGTCACGGCGGCGGTCACTTCAGCGAAGGCGATCCACGGGCCGGTCGCGAAAGGCGCGGCTTCGAGGAAGACGGACGGGCCAGCGGCGGCACTCTTCTGGACGAAGAAGGTACGGGTCGGCGTGCCGTCGAAACGGTAGTCAAGGTCGATAGCGGGGCTCGTCGTCGTCGCCGAAGAGGAGACTTGGAACGTGACGAGACGAATAGACTTGATGGCGGGCATCTGGGGCTCCTATAGCAAGGAAGGCAGGACCCGCCGAAGCAGACCCTGCCGTACCTTGTTAGCCAATCACGACATGGACGATGACGGAACCAGCCGTAACCGCCGAAGTGTCGATGGACACGATAGCCTGCACCGTGGTATCCGCCGTCAGCGCAATGGCATTGGCAGAAACCTGGGCGCCCGTACCAGCGTAAGCGCGGCGACCGGCAGTGTTAGCAGTGGTCGCAGCGTACAGGATGCCCGTCGAGGTCGGAATACCCACGCGGATATTCGTCGTATCGTTGTTGAAGGGCGTCGTAATGTCGAGAACACACTCGTAGAAAGTGGAACCGGCGGGAGCAACGAACAGCGGGATGGTGGTGGCGGCAGCCGCCGTGCCAGTCTTCGCCGTGTTCACCACAACCGAGTAACGGCCCGGAACGCGCGCTTCCACAAGGTTGACGGGCTCGGGACCCGGTGGCTCATGGTTGCGGACGTTGAGTGGGAAGCTAAAGCTAGTCATCTGATTCTCCTTTGGAATGGAGGAAAGGGGGCTTTCGCCCCCAATCCGTTAGGTGGAACCAGACGAACCGAACCACTGACGCCAGTCGGACCAGCCGAAGCTATAACGCTCGCGGGCCTTGTAGCGCATGTTGCCGGTCAGGAAGTCCACATCGTCCTTCGTAGCCAGCGGCGCGCGGACGAACATCTTGGTGCCGTTCGGAACGTCCGTCCGAATGAACCAAGCGTTCGGGTCCGTGAACCGGTGGTTGACGGTGTAGCCCTTCGAGAACAGGCCCATGTCCTTCATAGCGTTCGTGTCGTTGTCAGCCGTCCCGACGCGGAGGTCCGAGAACAGGATGCGGTGAGCAACGAACTGAAGCTGCGGAGGAATGTGCAGGCTCACGGCGCGAGCGCCGATCAGCAGGCCACGGTCGTCCTTGGTCAGCGAGATGTTAATCAGCGCCGCTTCAAGGGCCGTTTCCGACAGGTCGGTGCTGACCCGGTTGGACTGGTTGCCCGCCGCGAGGGTCGGGTGGTCCGTCGCAAACAGCGGCTTGCCGTCACCACCCGCGTACAGCGAGCTAGAGGAGAAGCCGTTGTTGTAGACGTTAGCCGCCTTGACCTGCTTGGCGTTCGCCATCGCACGGCCCATCGCGTTCGCCTTCATCTTACCCGTGGTGCCATAGAGGTTGTCCTCGATAGCTTCCTCGGTGATTGCGAACGCCATCGCAACGGTCTCGTGGGTGTAGCGGCTGGTCCAGGCTTCCGACGCGGTGTCGAAGAACACCTGATCGCCTTCCGACTTGACCGGGGCCGTACCAAAGCCCGTCATCAGCACTTCTTCTTCGAACGAGCGATCCGACTTCTCCACATCGAAGAGAGGCGTATGCTCGTTGTCAATGCTCTTGTAAGCAGTGCCGAAGATAGCGTTGAGGCCGGGGACAAGCTGCTTCGCGAATTGGGCGCGAGTCAAAATAGCCATTTTCTATGTCCCCCTATTAAGCCGCAGAAACCTGCTGGAGGATCGGGCCATTCAGCTTCACGACCAGCACCGGGAACGGATCGCCCCAGTTATTGTCGGGAATGTTGGCCAGACCCACAAGCTTCACCGCCGTATTGATGGCGGAGGTGCGGGTAGACGCCTGAAGCGCGTAACGCGAGACACCGTACACGGAGTCCACATCACCGCCAGCGGCAGTCACGTTGAAGTTAAGACCCAGATCGCCCGCCGTCACCGAGGCATTCGCCTGGATCAGGAACGTCGCAAACGGGTTGTCAATGACAAAGGCCGTCGGGCGGTCGGAACCGTCGTACAGGCCAGCCGAAGACGTATCCGCCGGGATCGAGTTGCGAAGCTGCGGCTGCTTCGTGGTCGGGTCGATCCACGCAAAGCCGGCAGCAACGCCCAGCAGGGGGCCGTCACCGCTGGCGCCAGCCGAAGTAATCACGCCGCCCGACAGCTTGACCGGAGAGCCCTTACCGAGGTCAGGGCAGGCCGAGCCGTTGGGAAGCGGATAAGCGCGGACTTCGTTACCATGCGTGCCAAGGGCAGCCACGGCGCGGAGTCCGAAGGGTGCGAAAGAAGCGGGCACCTTATCCTCCTTTGTATGTTATCCGAATGAGGGACGTCGCCCTCGGGAAAAGCGTTTGGAACCTTCATTGGCAAAACGCTGCGCTCGGCCCGTGCTGTCTTCGTAGCTCACCGTCTTCATATCGAAAGCCTGCTCCGCTTGAATGGCCCGGTCCTCGGCCCACTTTTGGATGGCTTCCGCCTTACGTCGCGGCAACTTCGCCAGAACAAGGTCGCCATTGATAGCGGCGCCTGCCAGTGCAGAAATCTTGCTTTCGAGACCGGGGAAAACGTAACCGGCGGGAACTTCTTCCAGCGGCACGAATGCCCACCCTTCTCGCATGCGCTGAGAAATGTTGTTGAAATCGTCCTGATCCCCATTTCGAAACCGGACCCATCGGTAAGCGTACTGGTCCACATCGGGCATGGGAGGGATTTCTAGCGCATTTGGAGGATTATACTCCATGTCAAGGGAATTTTCAAGAGGCTCATCGAGCGAGTTGTCGGAAGCCATGCTCTTGCGGGGCATTACACAATCTCCGTATATTGGCTGGTAGTCTGGGCAGCACGTTCGGCACGGGCCTTTTCGCGTGCGTAGTCTTCAACGCTGATGCCAAGGTGGTTGGCCATCTCGCGATCCGACTGGGTAATGGTGACGCGGACCTTGCCGGGAGTAGCAGCGGGCGTCGCCCGGTTCTGGATGGTGGGGTTGCTGGAAGCGGGGCGAGCAGCAGTGCGGCCACCCAGCTTGGTCGGGAACTCGGACTTGAGGCGCTTGTCCAGTTCGTCGAAGTAGTCGGGGTCGTCGGGCTGATAGCCGTCCGCAACCATCTGCTGGTCAATGACACGGGCACCGGCCGTCATGACGGGGTCCTTATTGAACCAAGTCTTGTTGCGCTCATACCACTCGGTAGCGGCGGGAGAGGGCGCCTTGCGGGCAGGCTGACTAGGCTGTGTCTGCCGGGTCTGCTGCGGGGTGTCCGACCCAGATTGCTGAGTCGGCTTCGTAGGGATCGAGCGCCGGTCCCTTTCGATCTGCTGCTTTTCGGCGGCAAGGGTAGCCATCTTCTGCTGAACTTCGAAGATCTTCTCACGGTCACCCGCGTCGAAGGCCTGGTCAAAGTCCCGTCGAAGCGCCTGCATAGAGGCGTCGATGCTCTTAGCGTAGAAGTCGAAGCCGATGGCCGCGCCGTCGTTGGCATCTTGCTCGAACTTCTTGGCCCGTTCTTCAGCTTGGGCAAGACGGGCTTGCGCTTCGTTCAGTTGTCGGGCATAAGCGTCACGTTGGGCCTTGAGCCGCTGGCTCCGGGTCAGCTTCTTAGTGCGCTCGCTAGGAGTAGCTTCTGTGCTAGAGTCGTCGTCATCGTCGTCAGCCTCCGGTTCGGAAGCGGCCTTTGTGGGGGCTTCCGCCTCGGGGGCGATTTCGACTTCGTTGGGCTCTAGACCTTCGTGGACGATCTCGATATCGGAGGCTTCCTCCTTAGAGGCTTTGCCCGGATTGTCGAGGTCGAGTTCCTTGTAACCGTCAGACATGGGATTTTATTCCTTGAAGTTGGCGTCGAGGTATTCGGGCTTATCGACCACCAGTTCGATGGAGGATGCCTTGACCAGCAGGAGCTTGACGCCCTTCCACCAAATCTTCTGGCCAGCGAACTTGGCATAGACGATGTAATCACCGGGCTTGACCCACGGCCCCTTCCGGTAGATATCTTCGTCCACGAACGCCAGTTCACCGAGAGCAAGGACACGACCCACAGTGTTGAGGTATTCCCGGTCTTCACGGAACGTATCGGGAAGCAGGATTCCGCCCGCAGACTTGCGCCGAATGGGCACCGGTCGGACAAGAATCCCTACGCCAGGAATCCTAGGCAGCGGGGCCGGGTCAGGAATTTCTTCCTGGGACACCCACTGGTCGTTGGTAAGCGCCCCGTCAAGAGGCGTGCGCGCGGTAATCATTAGTCCCTTTCTTCCATTGGGGTTTTCTCGAACAGCGACTTCAACAGTTCAATGGCTGTGTTGAGGCCGTGAATGGTGCCGCAAGCCCTCGCATAGTCGTCGTAGGACTTGGCGGCACCCCTAGACAGAGAGTCCTTCTCCCTGTCTATTCTCTTCTGTACTTCTGCTACGTATTCGGATAGTAGTCTCATTGACCTGCGAGGTTAGCCCTCTCTGCCAGTTTCGTAGCTTGAAGATCGGCTAGTTTGGCAGAACTATCAAGTATTTTTCCAGATGCCGCAATCTGGTTCTTCTTGTTCTTGTCCTCGGCATCCAGCAACATGCCAGCTTCCTTCAGGTCCAGTTCGCGATTCTTGAGGGCGATCTTGGCAGCCTCGCGAACATCCTGCGACTGGATACGGGCCGCCGAAAGCTGAAGCTCCTGTGCATTCAGTTGGATCATCTGCTGCTCGGCGCTCGGACCCTGCTCACCGCCCATGCCCGACTGTGCCGAGATCATCAGCAGTTGGGTGGCGATCTGCGCCTGGACGTTCTCGTCTTGGATGGGCATGCCCATCTGCTGGGCGAGAAGGGCCGCTTGTGCCACGAACATAAGAACCTTATGCTCCGAGATATTCGACGTCAGCAACTGCATGCCAACGGCGACAGTCGGATCATTGGTGCCCTGCATCTGCGGCGACTTGAGGAAGGCTTCCTTGACTGCGATGTGCGCCATGTGGTTCTGGCCAAGTTGGGCCTTGATTGGCTTCCCGCCCATAGCCACTTGGATTTCGGTCAGCGGGTCGGCACTGACAGCATTGGCCATCGGATCGACCAGCAGCTTGTCAATGTTCTCGGTGCCCATCGCATAGTAGAAGCGGCGCAGCGCCTCCTTCATGTCGTGGAGTTGAGGGAAGCGGGCCGCCATTTCCAGTTCGACCTGGGCACGGGCGACACGTTGCGACTCCGTCATAGCATTGGGGTCGGAGGCCGGAAGTACGTCCACGACAGCGGGGTCGAAGTCCGTGCGCTGAACGAACTGGTTCTCCGAGTTGACGACGTAGTTGACAACGTCGGGCAGGTTCTCGAAGTTCAGTTCGCCCAGCAGCTTGAGGAACTCGCCCTGCGACTGGTGCAGGCGCTTGTGGATAGACGAGTAGAAACGTTGCGAGGTTTCGAGGAGGGCCAGCGTGGTGGCGACCGGGCCGTAGTTGGAGGCACCGGCCACTACTTCGTCAGCGGCGTCAGCAAACTTTTGGCCGCTATCCACCATGAACTTGAGCAGGGTGAAGAGGGTCTGCGACGGTTCCTTAGCAGGCAGCGGGAAGAACGCACTCTTCAGTTCCTCGGGCGCCAAGTTGACGTCGCGCCACTCACCAAAGCCGAGAGGGGTATCGCTGTCGGAGAACTTGGCATCTTGGGACTTGAAGCCCGCCTGCCAGTTGGCGTACTGACCGGAATCCACCAGCGCACGAAGCGCCACCGTCGAAGCCGCCGCAAGGTCGCCAATCAGGTGAACGTAGCCAAGGGAGTAGAAGCCGAAGGCAGGGATGCAGTGATCGACCGTGTACCACAGGCGCTTCTGCATGGCTTCGTCGGCTTCACGCCAGTTGCGCTTGATCGAGTAGACCTTGCCCGTCTTGACGTTGAAGTGGACGATGTAGGGCGCCATGCCGCCGTCGGGCAGCAGGGGATCGACGCCTTCGAGGTCGAGGTAGCAGTGGGCTTCACCGACCATATAGCCCTTGCGTTCGAGCGACAGGTCGAAGCCTTGGGCGCGGGCAATGGCCTCGGTGATTTCGTTGGTGTCGAGGGTTTCTTCGGAGTCGTTCTCGTCGGGCTTGAGGAAGGTGCCGCTGTCTACGAGGTTCCGCATCTTGCGCGGCGACAGTTCCATGACCTCGATGTACTCGTCGGCATCCTTGAGATGGGTAGCCGCCGGGTCGATGTAGAAGTTTTCGGCGTAGACGACGGTCGGGTCAGGCGTGCTGGTCTGCGTGTTCCAACCGGCCTTGCGGATGCCGACGCCCATGAAGCCGACGCGGAACAGGTTGCGTTCGAGGTCCGAATAGAAGCCTGCGATCTGATCGACAAGCTGGTGGTTCATGTAGGACTTGACGCGGGCGGCAGCCTGTTCGCGGGCCGGGTCGGTATAGCCAAGGATGCGGGTACGGACGGGGCCGCGCGCAGGCCACAACTCTTGGATGGCCTTGGCTTGGAACTTGACCACGTTCTCGATGAGGAGCGGGTGAACGGCGGTGCAGGCCCCGTCGACTTCGGTGTTGCCCTCGCCTTCCGTGTTGAGGCCAAGCCACTGGATGCCCTTCTTGATCTTCTCTTCCCACTGCTGGCGGGAGTTCTTGAAGGACGTAAGTACGTCTTGACGGTCGGAGCCAATGTCGTCTACGACGGCGCTGTCTAGGAAGGGGACGAGGTTGGCATCGAATGACATATCGACCTCGATGACTTCGGCGTCTGGAATGAGCAGGAGGGATTCCTCCGAGAACTCGAACTCGATCTCGGGCGCTTCGTTGTCGTCGGACGGGAGGATCGGATTATCGGACATGGCTCACTTGGCTCCAATAGCTACGGAATGGGCGCCGCTTAGAAGGTCCTTCGGGGCGGCTGACAGTTTCTTGTGTCAGTTCATAGCGGCGACGCAAGTAAAGAAGGGCCATGACCATTGCGTCGACCGAGTCGTCATGGGCGCCCTTCGGGAACTCCAATGCCTCTTGCAGCAGTTCGGCGGCGTACTTCTTCTTGAGAGGTATCCACACGCGCTGCCGCTCGATAATGCCAGTTACAGCATGAGCGCGGGCTAGCTTATCACGATCAGGCTGGAAAGGCAATACCGGCAGCTTGTTTAGCTTGAGGTCCTGAATGAGGGACTGGCCGGAAGCCTTGTTCTCGATTACCATTTTGTCTGGCCTGAATACCTCATATTGCTCTTTGGCAATGTTACGGAGCTGGGGAAAGGTCCACCGGCCCCTCACCTGGTTCAGGAGGATGGCATTGGGCTCTTGATATTCGAAGCCCTTGTCGTCCGTGTAGGTAAGGTGGAAGATGCCCCAAGTCTGGATGACGGAGTAGTCGGCCGTGGCCTTAGTAGAGAAAGCGGTGTCGAGGGTCTGAATGATCTCGTCGCACTCGGGCGGATCTTCTTCGTCCCAGTCTTGGAAGTCGTCCTTTGTGAAGACGTTGCCGTCGTCCCCGACCGGAGTCTGCATGTAGAGGGCGCCCCAGTCGGAGCGGGCCAGACTCTCACGGGTCGTGGTCAGATCGTCCATCGTAATGTATTCGGGCCAGTAGGACGCGCCCTCTTCAAGCATAAGGTAGTCGGCAGCGGGCTTGTCGAGAATGGCCGGAATGGAGATGACTTCCCACTGGTCGACCTTGCCGTTGCGGGCGGCCTTGTCGAGGAGGAAGCCTGAAAGGTCCTTGACATGCCAGCGGGTGTTGACGAGGATGATCCGGGAGTCGGGCAACTTACGGGAGCGAAAGCCTGGGCCATACCAGTTGTTGACCCGCTCGCGCTCGGTGTCGGACTTGGCGGTCTGTTCCGAGAGGGGGTCATCGAGGATGCCCAAGTTGAAGCGGTAACCGGCGATGGACTTGCCTGCGCCTGCCGGGAGGAAGGAGCCGCCAGCAGTTAGTTTCCAGCCGGTGACACCCGACATGTCGTCGCGGATCTGGACGCCCGGAAAGATTTCGAGGTATTCAGTGGAACGGACTAGGTCGCGGATACGGCCCGAACATTCAACCGCTTTGTCCGTGGTATGTGAGATCCACATGATGCGCCAAGTCGGGTTGCGGCCGAAGGACCACGCGGCGAACAGCATGAGGAGGACGGACTTCATGGAGCCCGGCGGCAACGCCAACATGAGGCGAGGGATGGAACCTTCCTCAACGTCGGCCAGCGTGGCGGCGATGGCTTGGATGTGGCGTCCGTCGCGGTAGTCGGACCCGTCGAGCATAAGGTGAGCTAACAGCTTCACGAAGACGTAGAAGTCGTCACGCGCTTCGATGATGGCCTTCTGGTGAAGGGCATCCGCCAACTCCGCTTTGAGTTGTAGAAGGGTATCAGCCTTTTCAACTGACGTCATAGGTATTCTTTTTGCGTTGATTGTCGGCGGCAGGAATTATTTGCAGATTACAGGGGACATGTAAGCCGCACACAAAATCATGTTTGAGGGGGATTATGTGATCTACCTGATGCGGTATGCCGGTCTCAGCCGACACTTCCCTTGCCCGCGTGTAAAGGTCTTTTAGCTTTTGACGATCCACCCATGTTGGTGCCGCCCGAAGTTGGGCCGCTCGGCGGGCAGAACAGTGGGCGTTTATTAAACCGGGGTTGCGCTTTCGATACCGTTGAGTTGCACTATTTGCGGATTCGGGATTGTTTTTTCGGTATTCGCGAGCAGCTTCACACCGGGCTTCGCGATTCTGACTGTCGTACTTCGCTGTGTACCGCTGTAACTTGTCCGGGTTTTTGCGATCCCATCTAGACTGATTGTCGCGCGCACAAATAACGCACGCCTTGCTAGACACAAAGCGCGGAGCCAAATGCCCCCGAACACAAGGGATGCCTGTATAGAACCTAGACAACCCTTGTGCCCTGGCTTCAGCCTGTGAAATACTAGTCGCAGGCTCAGTTGATGCGGAGACGCGCTTCAATGTCGGGCTCGACTTCCTTAAGGACGCGCGAGAGTTCAGCAATACGCGTATCCAGTTCTTCCTTAGAATGGACGACGCGGTGCGTAACTTCCCTGCGTTCCGTAAACATCTGAAGATATTTAGCAAGGTTTTCCATGGCACGGTTGGCGTTAGTAAAGTCGCCAGTCTGCATAGCGGCAGTAGCAATATCGTTGAACCACTTTACCACATCCTCTACATTTATTTTCATGCGGGCCTTCTCCTCAATTTCGAACGCAGTTACTAGGTCGTGGAAGTGTGGAATGGCTAGGTTTCGGTTGGCGATACGAAGCAGGATATTGTAGTTGCCGCTGTCGTAGCCGGCGAGCCGGGCCGCACCGCACTTGTTGGTCCGACCGTTAATGGCGTACTGACGGGCGAACTCAACCTGCTTGGGGGTCAGGTTCTTGAAGCGTTCCACCTTGTCCCAATGCGCGTGCCACGTCTCGCGGAGTTGGTCCTTGATGGAACGGATCGCCTCCACATGCTGCTTAGTGACGACGCGCTTGGGCTGGTGGATGTTGAGTTCCCGCAGTTCTCGGCGGTACTTGCGCTGACGCATGCCCTGAGAGGGGCGGTTGGGTTTGCGCTCCCGATCCGCCTTCTCCTTCCGCTTCAAGTGGTCAGGCTTAGGCTTGGTCGATACTTTGGGAACGTAGGGCTCATCTTCGCTCATGCGGCTGCCGTATCCTCTTCGTCAACACGGACAATGGAAATGCGAGAGCGGCCCTTTTGCGAGTTGCTGCCCGAACGCCCCGCGCTGTAGAAGCGGAGACCGTGCCGTTCAAGGGCGGGCCGGATGCGGCGCAGTTCGGCGGCAAAGCTATGGGAGGTCTGCGGCAGCTTCTCGCGGGGACCGATGTTCATTTCCAGTTGACCGATAAGATCCGAGTAGGTTCCGGAGAACTCCTTTTGCTTTTCCATCATACGCAACATAGCAGAGGCCATGCCATGAAATTCGAGCATGTGGCTCTCGGCGGCCGAGCGGTTGCGCTTGTAGACCTCCATGAGTCGGCCCTCTGGCCACCCGAAAGATTTCTCGGCGGCGACGGCCCACACAGCAAAGGCAGACATGCGCGGCTTTTCAGCCAGCACCACATTACCATAGTTCTGCGTAGCAATCAATGCGGCATTCATAAGGGAGCCCAGCAGCTTGGCGTGGCTGGCGTGGAAGGCATCCCAGAACTCGCTGTCGTCCCGGCGGTGACGAGGGTCGATGCGAGGCAAGTGAACGTGGATGGAGCGGTCCACAAGGTCGCCACGCTCAACGACGTCCGGGATACCATTCATGGCGACGGGGCGGCAGACGCGGACTGCGGACTCTTCGGCATTGGTGTAGAGGGCACGACCGCCTTGCGCTCCGGTGCCAGTGCTGATGACGCAGAGGGCGTCCGACATCTTGTTGGTGATGTGTGAGACGTTGTCGTAGGCGAGGACGAAGGAGTTGCGAACCATAGCTTGCAGGTCACGCTGGTCCTCGGGCGGGGTACGCATGTCGAGGGCGTGTGGGTCGATGATGCGGCGCATCAGGCGCAGGATGGTGGACTTACCGGAGCCTTGTTCGCCGGAAATGGTGAGGACCGGATAGGGACCTTCCGGGCGCAGGCAGCCGAGAAGCCAAGCGACGAGCAGCATGAGGGTGTCGTCGTCAGCGGCCACGAACTGCTTGAGGAGAGTCGGGAACTCGGAGGCCGGGACGGAAAGGTCAGGCTCGACGAGGGGCAGCATGCCGGCGCCGCGAAGCATACGGATGTGGGTCGGGCCGCCCGGTACACGGGTTATGCCGTTGGCGCTGATGTGCCACGCGTCGTTGGCGTCGTTGCCAATGTCCAAGTAAAGGTCGCCCAGCTTGCCGCCGACGCGGATGTAGTCCTTGACCTTCTGGCCCTTGGAGCGTACCCAATGCGAGAAGTAGGTCTGGGCCGCCGCGAACAGGTCGCCGTTAGGAAGATGGCCCGCCGTGTCCACGCAGAAGGCGGAGAACCAACCACGGAAGTCGCAGTGACCAGCCGGTGTGACGGACAGGGTGCGACGGATGCCTGCCTCAGTGTAGTCGAGGAACAGGCGGCCATCTTCGGTGGTCCACGGAGTGAGGTGTAGCTTCGCGTCGTTGAGAAGTTGGACGCGGTTGATCTTGTCGGACATGGTCGCTCCTTAGCTAGGAGCCCATCCTATGCGAGGTGAGGAAGGAGTGCAAGTAGATTCTCACCTTCCTCACCAGCTACTCGGTGACGCGGAAATTGGTGTTGGTCAGGATAGCCAAGATGGAGACCAGCACCGCATTGATGGAAGTTATGGCCGCCGAGTTGGTAGCGCCCGTCGCGGAAGCTGCACTCACGCGGATTTCGAGTGCGGAGACCACATTATTAATGGAGGTGATCGCGGCTGCATTCGTGACCCCGCCAGCCGAAGCGGCACTAACGCGGATTTCGAGGGCCGACACCACGTTGTTAGTGGAGGTGATTGCGGCAGCGTTGGCAACCCCGGCTGCGGACGCAGAGCTAACACGAATCTCAAGAGCAGAGACGACGTTGTTGGTAGAGGTGATGGCTGCCGCGTTGGCAGAGGTGAGGGCCGAAACGGCGGTAAGCTGGATATTAAGCGCAGAGATGGAGGCTTGCGCGTTGATGAGGGCCGGGGAGTTGGTCCAGACTTGGGCGCTGACATTGTAGACGAGGACTTCGCCGTCAGCGAGGGAGGTGCTGGCAGAAGTCTTGACGTCGTGAAGTTCGCCAAGTTCGTAGCCGTTCTGGACTTTGACGTAAATGGAGCCTGCGCCGACAGATCCGCCCTTGACGATATAGCCCATCTGAACTAGGTGCTGCGGCGCCTCGGGCTTGATGGGCGTCAGTTCACCTGCCGATATCGGAGACAGGTATACAATGTCGCCGTCGGCGTAGGCGTTGGTGTCGACGTTCCTAATGAGACCATCGGTTGCAACGTAGCCAGAATGGTTGACGGAAACCGTCTCTAGCATGAGGCCGAAGATAGTCAGGCTGTCGGCATCGCTGTCGGCCTGGGCGAGGGCGCCTGTGAGGCGCTGGCCTTGGGCGCCAGTGACACGAACGGCTTTGCCCTTGGGGAGCGTGACGCCGCTGTTGTTGAAGACTTGGGCGACGGTGCGCTGGCCGATGAGCAGGTTGACGGTGCCGGTCAGACCTAGATCAAGGGTGCCCGACTCGATGTCCCACGTTAGGCGGCCCGGCGCGGGCGCGTAGCTGGTAGTGGTATTGAAGTCGATGTACTGGACGTTGGTAAGGAAGTCGCCGTTGCGGAAGGCTTTGGTCGAGACGACTGTGTTGACAGAAGTGATGGCGGCAGCATTGATAGAAGTGAGAACGGATACCGCGTTGACTTGGACTTGAAGCGCCGAGACAGAGGCCGACACAGCCGCCACGCGAATGTCAAGGACTGAGACTACGTTATTGACAGAGGTGATTGCTGCGGCATTGACAACGGCTGCGGCCGAGACTGCGCTGACGCGGACTTCGAGAGCCGAAACGACGTTGTTGGTGGAGGTGAGAGCGGAACCCAGTGAGACAGCCGCAACGGAAACCGCACTGACCCGGATTTCTAGGGCGGAAACGACGTTGTTTACAGAGGTGATTGCAGCAGCGTTGACGGAGGTAGCGGCCGATACGTCGTTGAGTTGGACTTGCAGGGCGCTGACAGAGGCCGAGACGTTGGCTACGCGGATTTCAAGAGTCGAGACGCGAGACTCAAGAGCAACTAGGGCGGAGACGTCGATGGCTGCAAGCGTGGAGTTGATGGCGGAGATGGAGGCTTGGACCTGCACCACCGTAGAAGAAAGCGCCGAGACGACGGCATTGGTGCTGACGACGGCAGCAGAGACGGCAGCGATCTGAGCCGCATTGGCAGAGACCGCCGCCGAAACCGTGTCTAGGCGCGACGAGACCGCAGCAATATCGTTGCTAACGGCACTGGTCGCGAAGATGGCCACCGCAGATATGGTAGTCTGGAGTGTGCCACTGTTCTGCACAATAGGCAGAAGCTCGACGCCGGTAAGAGGACCCGCCGTCGTAAGTTGCGAAATCTTTTTCGGATCAGCCATTTAAAAGGCGAGGACGATCAGGGCGCCCACGGAAGCGGAGGCGCGACGACCGGAGGATTGATCTGCGCGGCGATGTTGGCCGCCAGCGCGGCTTCGATCTGCGCGGCCTGCTCCGACCCGAGAGCGCCCTGCACCCAGCCGACCACCTGCTGCTGCGTTAGGTCGGCGTAGGGCGTGAACCCCGCCTTCGCGTCGTAGGTGAGGCCAACAGTGCCGTAGGCGGTAGCGGTGTAGTCGCCGTCCGCCGCATTGATGCGCCAGTGAACCGTGAACACGACATCCGGCTGGCCGTCGCGCTGCGGGTAGCAATCAAGCTGCTCAATGAGCCAGGTGTAGGTGTTAGGCATCGGAAGCCTCCTGCTGCTGCGCGATTTGGGCCTGCGCCTGCTCGCGGATCTTGGTCACAAGCTCAAACACGGAGGCGTAGGGCATCTGCCCCAGCGCCTGCATGATCGTGTTGATCTCGTTGATAGAGAGGTCGAGTTTCATCATCAGCGGGTTTCCAGAGTTGTGATGCGGGCCTTGAGCGCGTCGTTCTCGGCCTTCAGTTCCTGCACGGCGGCGACGAGATGGACGACCACCCTGCTGTAATCCACGCCCTGCGGCTTGATGGAGCCATCAGCGTTTACCGCGTCCTTTTCGCCGGTCACGGCGTGCGGGATGTGTTCCGCCAGTTCATGCGCGATGAAGCCTTCACCCTGGCTCTCGTCAGCGATCCACTTGTAAATGGACGGCTTTAGCGCCGCGATGGTCGCAAGGCCGCCGGTCAGCGGCTGCACATCGTGCTTGAGGCGGTAGTCGGACGAGGTGTTAAAAAATGTATTGCTGGCGTCCGTGCCAATAGAACCGACAAGGGCGCCACTAGAGTTTTGAAAGTAAATTGGCGTTGTGTTGTCGGTGCCGGGGCGCATCACAATTCCAAACTGTGTGCCGCCTCCAGTGTAAGAAATCGTCAGCTTATTAGTAATTCCAAAATCCGAGGTTGTACCAAGACGCAGGCTGCCGCTGCTGTCGATACGCATGCGCTCGGTGCCATAGAAAGTATTGACGCCGTACGCATCTTCTCCGGTGCTGCCGGTACGAAACGCAATTGCTGTGGGCATGGCGGTTTCGGACGTAAAGCTGCCTTCCGCAACGCCAGTGATAGAAGCGGCATACCGGACTTTACTTGGCTGATATGTGGTGTCAGTTCCCCACTGGCCGCCAAAAAGTACGTTGCCAACCCTTGCGCCGGACGCGATGGCTGTCCCATCAGCGCGCCGAAACGCCGCCGCGAACCGGGTACCAAACGATTGGTTCCCGTCTACGCGATAGCCGACACCCTCAAACACAGGCACGCCGCCCGACCCGGCCCCAGGACTGACAATCTGGATCCCATTGAGTTCATCGCCAATGCCAATCGAAAGTTTCTTGGCAGGCGACGAGGTGCCGATGCCTACGTTGCCAGCAGCGGTGATCCGCATCCGTTCGGTGTCGTTGACCAGCAGAACATACGGGTGGTTCGACGCTGTGCCCGAGAACGCATTTCCGAAGCCGCAATAACCAACGCGCTG